CCCCGCACACGGGGCCCCGCCGGGCCCGCGGCCGCCCCACTGGTCAATGCACTGGGCAGCGCGCTGACCTATGTGATGAACCTTGCCGCCAAGGCGTTTGCCTACCTGGCAAAGCTCATCAGCCTGCTGACCGGCAAAAGCCTTTCGGGCATGCAGGCAACAGCCAAGAAGATGACCAGCGTCGGCACCGCGGCCAGCGGTATGGCCAAGCAGACCGACAAAGCCGCCAAGAGCCTTGCCGGGTTTGATGAAATCGAGCGGCTTGACGAGAAAGACAACAGCAGCAGCGGTGGCAGTGGAAGCGGCGCAGACGCCACGTTCGGTGCGCTGTCCGAGGTCGGCGACGTAAGCGGCATCACGGGTGCTATCGACAGCATCAAGGCCGCATGGCAGCGTTTCACCAACGCGCTGGCCCCGTCCGCAGCGGCGTGGAGCGCAGCGTGGGAACAAATCAAAGCCGCCGCAGAGGCAGCGCTGCCGCAGCTGGAGGCGTCGTTCACCAACCTGTGGCAAAACGGGCTGGCTCCGCTGCTGGACTATTTTGTCTTTGATTTTGTACCCGGATTTGTAAACGGGTTGAGCCTGCTTCTCGCGCCCGTAGTCGGCGACGTGGTAAGCACCGTGATCACATCGGGCACGGCGATCCTAAGCGCGCTGGCCAATATGCTGACGGATTCTATCAACACATGGATTATCCCGGCGCTTGACCTTGTAAAGCAGATATGGCTTGACCTTGCAACTGCCTGGAACGAAACCTGGACAACGTACATCTCCCCGATTTTTACCGCGTTCTGTGAAGTCGTGCAGGATGTGTGCGACATTATTCAGCGGCTTTGGACGGAGGTCATTGACCCAATCCTGGCAAGTTTGGTCACCAGCCTGACTGAGCTGTGGAACACTCACCTGTCCCCGCTGTTCAGTGACCTGATCGCCGTGGGCGGCGACGCGATCAACGCAATCGCTACGGTCATCAAGGCCCTGTGGGACAATGTGATCGACCCGCTGGCCAACTGGCTGTTAAGCACCTTCGGCCCGGTGTTTACGCAGGTGTTCAATTCCGTTGCCGGCATCGTGACCAACGCCATCGGTATTGTGGCCGACGTGCTGGACATTGGCCTGATTTGCCTGCAGGCCGTGATCGACTTTATGCGCAACGTGTTCGAGGGCGATTGGGAGGCCGCCTGGCAAGTGGTTCAGGACGCCGTAAGCGATATTTGGGATGTCATCAGCGACCGCATCCGGGGCGCGATCAACAACATTATCGGCTTTGTGAACGGAATGATTTCCGCCATTGTATCTGGTCTGAACACCGTGATAAACGGCCTGAACAGCCTGTCCTTCGATGCGCCGTCCTGGGTGACGGACCTGACCGGCATCTCGTCGTTCGGGTTCAACATCGGCACCGTCACGGCCCCGCAAATTCCCTACCTGGCGCAGGGCGCGGTCATCCCGGCCAACCGGGAGTTTCTGGCCGTGCTGGGCGACCAGAACCACGGCACCAACGTGGAAGCTCCGCTGGACACCATCAAGCAGGCTGTGGCCGAGGTCATGGAAGATTTGCAGGCAGGCCAGATGGCGGGCTTTGAAGCCGTGGTTTCCGTGCTGCGGGAGATCCTCTCCGCCGTGTACGGCATTGAGCTGACCGACGAGGACGTAGGCCGCGCCGTACAGCGCTGGCAACGCAAACAGGCCATTGCCACAGGAGGTGTGTAACGTGACCCTGACCAATCTGCTCCAGATCGATGGCAAATCCCTGTACGCACCGGACTGCGACATCGAACCGAGCTATTCCGACCTGGACTCCAGCGATTCCGGGCGCGACGAAGCCGGGTACATGCACCGCGACGTGGTGCGGGAAAAAGTTGCCACCTGGCCCATCGCCTACAGCTGCCTGACGGATGATGAATACAAGTACACCATCGGGCTGTTTGCAGGCAAGGCGACCTTCCAGTTCACCCACCCAAAAGCCGGATCTTCCACCGAGACCGAAACCACCACCTGCTACTGCAGCAAATACGGTATCGCCTGGCATAATGCCAAGACGAAACAGTGGAAAAACCTTAAATTTAACATTATTGAATGCTGATTGAGAGTTAGGAGGTGTGGCGGGGCGCGGGTGGGATGCGGGTGGAGCGCGGTGCCGCCGTCGGTGTGGGGGGGGCTTTGCGGTAGATGCCATAACAGGATTTACCGCAAAGCGACGGGCGCACGCGCACACCATGAACTCCTAACTCCTCACTCCTACCTCCTAACTAAAACCAAAGGAGGTGTATATTTGCTCCAACCAATTCTCACTCTCCCAAGCGGTACGGAACTGCGCGGCGGCCAGGCGGGCAGTGCGGTCGAAAACCTGACGCTGCACACTGCGGTAAACGCCGGGCAAGAATTCGCCATTGGCTCTGCTTATTCAGACTACATCGAGGCCGAAATCTGGGCGGACCCAGGCGGCAGCCTGCAAATTACTGCCGGAGACGTCCTGACCTACTACCGGCTGGACGATGCCGGGAACCGCACCAAGGTGGGCATTTTCTACGCCGAAAAGCCCACCCGCACCAAGCGCAACAGCTACAAGGTCACGGCCTATGACACCATGTCCAAGCTGGATGCGGACTTTTCCGGCTGGCTGCGGGCCAATCAGGCGCAGTTCCCCAAGACCATCTGGCAGCTGGTTCAGCTGGCCTGCCAGCGGGCAGGGGTCACGCTTGCCGGCATCAGCCTGCCCATCAACGGTAGCCACAGCGTGCAGGCGTTCTACGCAGACGACCTGACCTGCCGCCAAATCATCTCCTGGGCGGCGGAAGCAGCTGGCTGCTATGCCCACATGAATGCAGACGGCAAGCTGCAATTCTTGACCTACACAGACAAGCGCAGCACGGCTAAAATCACCCCGGACGGCGTCAGCAACAGCACCGCCTATTATGCTGACAGCCTGAGCTACGAGGACTACACGGTCAAGGCCATTGAGAAAGTCCAGATCCGGCAGTCGGACAGTGACGTGGGCGTGATTTACCCCGACAGCACCACTGCCACCAACACCTATGCAGTGCAGGGCAACCTGCTGCTGACAACCGGCACCGAAGCCAACCTGAAAACCGTTGCCCAAAACCTGTACAACGTGCTGAAAAGCGTGACCTATACCCCGTGCAAAGTGGCCGTGCCCAGTGGTTCCGGCCTTGCCTGCGGGCAGATCGTACACGTTAAGGACGCACGCGGGCGGGAGTTTGATACCTACCTGATGAGCGCCACAATCTCCTCCGGCAAAGCCAGCTTTGAGAGCGTGGGCAGCGCCAGCCGGGAAAGTTCCAGCGCCGTGAACAGCCAGAGCTACAAGAACCTGACCGGCAAAATGCTGGAGATCAAGACCAGCGTGGACGGCCTGGAAGTAAAGGCCAGCGACCTGACCGGAAAGTATACCGACCTGAAAGCAACGGTGGACGGGCTTTCCTCTGAGGTGAAAAAAGACACCAAAATCACCGGCGGCGGAAACCTGATCCTGGGCAGTGAGAGCTTCAAGAACGCCACCTATGTCGGCATTGACAGTAGCGTGGTGTATGGCGATGATGGCAGCGCAACAATAACCAATGCGAACACATGCCGCGGGTTCGAGTTCAACGCAGTTAGCGCTCATATCACCAAAGGCGTTACCCTATGTCTGTCCGTTATGTACAAACTCATTTCCGGCACCGATGCGCTGCGGCTTGGCATTGTGTTTACGAACGATGACGGACAACGTTACATTGCCTTCATAAAAACCGCTGACCAGCTCGAAATTAAGCAGACAAACGGCTGGGTGCTGCGGTATGGTACATGGACCCCCCGCGAAAACGGCGTTTTGAAAACTGTCGAGTTCGACAGCAATGGCAACTGCACCAACAAGTTTTCGCTGCTGCACCCCATGCTGCAATACGGCAACGCGCCCACCGCGTGGAACGCCAGCTCCGGCGACTATCTGACCCAGGAAAGCGCAAAAAGCCTGTTTTCCCAGACCGCTGACGAGATCAAAACCGAAGTCACCAAGTCAGTGACTGAAACGGTAACGGCCAACGTGAAGGACGCCGCTACCAGCGCTGCCAATGATGCCGTTGACACCAAATTGCAGAATTACGCCACCACAGCAACGGTGGAAAGCCTGAAAAAGGATGTCTCCAGCATCAGCCAAAAGGCGGATAGCATCAGCACCAAAGTCAGCAGTCTGGAAGAAACGACAACAACCATTTCAAACGACCTGGACAGCACAAAGCGGGAATTCAAAACCGTTAAAGAATCAGTATCCGCGATTGACCAGAAAGCTGACAGCATTACTCAGACGGTAACGCAGCGGATCACCGGCGGCAACAATATTATTGCGGGCACCGACGACTGGAACAACGCGACCCTGGATGCAGGCGGCAATGACCTAAAAAAGAAAGGGACATACACGCTCAGCGGTGAATCCGTCCGAGTGACCAATAAGGCGCAGAACACTCGCTTTCACTTTGGCGCGGACAAAACGCTGATGATTGCCAAGGGCATGACCTATTGTGCATCGGTACTGTACAAGCTCAACTCCGGCACGGACAGCCTGTTTTTGCAGTTCGAGACCAAGAACAGCAGCGGCACAAAAAGTTATTACGGCTCCGCGTTCAAGCAGGCCCAGCAGGACATTGAGCTGGACAACGGCTGGAAGCTGCGCTGGGCGGCGTTCACGGCGACCGCGGACGGCTATGCAGACGGTCTGTTTGTGAGTACCGCGAACGATAACGCCACCGTTACCAACGATCTGACCATCATGCACCCCATGGTGCAGATGGGCAACGCCCCCACTGCCTGGACGGCCAGCAGCGGCGATTACCTGACTACCACCGAAACAAAAACCGAGATCAAGCAGACGGTGGGCGAAATTAAGCTGACGGCCAGCACAAGCGGAACCAGCAGCACCATCAAGCTGACGGCGGGCGGAACAGAGATCACCAGCACACAGATCAACCTATCCGGCGTGGTGACATTTTCGGATTTGAGTACCTGGAACCAGGACAAGACGATCATCAACGGCGGAAACATTACCACCGGCCAGAT